CTTTAGTAGCCGAATCTGTAATATCTGTCAGGCCACTTCCCATTTCGGACAGGCCACCCTTTACACCAGACAGACCACCCTTTACACCCGCTGCGTCTAGACCTTTTATACCGCCCGCTATATCTTTCAGGCCACCCCCAACGTCAGCCGCACCCCCCACGACACTCTCGCCAGCACCTATTACTGCTTCCCCCACGCCAGAACCCGCTATTGCTTCCCCTAAACCTGCTGTAGCAGTAGCTAGACCTGTCGCTGCGGCTGTACCCATACCTTGTAACGCCAATAAAAACTGAATCATTCTGCTAACACTCCTTGACCATCACTATCGTTACTGAACACCGTGTTAAAAACTTTTTCTAAGCCATTAGCTGCGGCTATGTTAAGACCTGACTTTTTCCAGCGGGCTAACGCTTTAGGATCTGAAGGTGCTCGCATAGCCCAGTCACGTAAAGCCTTACTGCTAAAACCTTTACCAGTTAGGTACGTAACAACCAAACTCGCTAAAGCTGGCGCTGTAGATATTGTTAGATCACCACCTATAAGTGACGCCGCAGCAATACCGGACGCCGTTAATCCACCTTGAATAGCCATAACACCGGCGGTGTTTGATCTGTTTAAGTTTTGGGTCACGTCTCTAGCGTTTTCAGCAAAAACTCTAAGGTCAGACAGTATCTCTTTTTGTGTGCCATTAAAGAGTATGTCTTGAGACGGCTGTGGTATTTTATCTTTAGACGTTTGAGTTAGTATACCTTCTAAAGAGCCAGCGGTCTCCGCAGCGTTCTGTCCGCGTGGGGTCGCTTGCCCTAGGTTTTCTACTAAAGCACCACCAGCGTTTTCAGGAATCATACCTGCGTCGGCAGTAGCTTGAAGTTTAGTAGGAGCCTTAGTCGCTTGACTCCTTAGATTATTAAAAACAACTTCCGGAGCAAAAGTATCACCGGATGCGTTTTTAACTAAAGGATCAATAACATCTTTGAAAACCTTAGCGCCGTCACTGTAAAAAGCGTCTGCTTTTTTCCAAGCGTTAAAAGCGTCAACACCAATATCGTCTGCCGCTAAACCCATGTCTTGAGAGATAGCTGCGTACACGCTTTTGAGATCAGCTTCTAAAGCCCCCGCTATAGTGTCAGACTTACCACTGTGTATAACCTTACCAATTCTTGTACGTAAGTTTTTAAGATCTGAGTACGGTAATTTTGATAAGTCTAGTTTTGCTATGTCAAAAACAAGACCCTTGTTCATAAGAGCTGCCAGCTCATCGTTTGAAAAAGCAGATTTTAATTTATCAGAGTTAGCTGTTAAATTTGGAGCGTCGACAATCTTGTTAGGATCTATTAGATCATCCACCGCTTGATACAATTTCTCGCTTTCAGTTTTAAAAACAACCTTGGTGTTATCCGCCAAAGTAATAATTTCGGATCCGGTAATTGTGGGATCTGATCGACCACCACCGGCTTCAAAGAAGTCGTCTATAGATTGTTTCGCACTATCTACAGCTTCAACGGCTCTTTTCTTAGCTGTTCCAGCCGTTAAGAAAATACCCGACATAGCCGCTTCAAATTTTTGCATTATAGGGCTGTCGCTGATCATACCAACCGTTGGTTTAAAACCTCTGCGGTTTGCCGCTTCTATCATAGGGTTATCAGCCAACGCTGTTCCTAGTTTAGACATAGCTGGCTTTGCGGCGTCTACCGCCTTATCTATGGGCAAAGCGTTTAACGCTGTGTTAATGCCTATGTTTTTTAACTGGTCACCTGCGGGTCGTGTATCCTCCGCACCGGTAAAAGCTCTAACTGTTCTATCGTAAAGCTCACCAGCGGCGGTAGCACCTACGCCCGCGCCCGCGTATGGTAAAGCTGGCGCAATAGGAGCACCAACACCCGTAGCAGCTACAGGTATAGCCGCAGCGGTTCCACCCATAAAGCCAGCGATACCACCCACAACCTCAGCGCCTATACGGCCTTGCTCTATAAAGTCACCTCTATCAATACCTCTAGGGTTGTGAATTCGTGGCGCTCCGTTTTCATCAATGTAAGCGTAGTTACCATCGCCATATGGTGTAGCTGTAGGGTAGCGGTTGCGAAGTGTTGCTAATTTGTCTTCAGGGGTTTGCGCTGTCGCAACAGCGGAGCGAAGACCTAACGCCGATCCGTCTTGGTTTAAATTACTATAGTTTAAACCTTGAAGCCTTTTTCTATCAGCATCTAAAGCAAGCTGCTGTCTTTTCGCTTCAACTTGCTCAGGGTTAGCCGGTACGAATGTAGCCATTACTGTATGTCTCCGTGTACTTTAGTTCCGTCAGGGTTCAAGATATACGTTCCTAACTCGTCTTCGTAGTAGTCAGTACCGTCGTCGAGGGTTCCAACAGGTGGGGCGCTCATTTGAGGCACTTCAGGCTGGGGGCGCTCTCTACTAAAAACATCGTTGCCAAGGAAACGCTGCGCTAAACCATTCTGCTCGGTGACGCCAAAACGTCCTAGTTTATTTAAAGCGGATGATCTACCAGCGTCGTAAGACGCCATGTTAATCTGCATAAGTTGATCAGCGTATTCACGTAGTGAAGCCTTAACCGGTGCGGGTAAGAAGTCACCCGTTTTGTACTTAGCTTCTATCTGTTTGATCTTATCCATAATGCCGCCTGCACCGGCAACAACAGCGAACTCACTCTCACGTACAACAGACGTAGGGTCTAGTGCCTTCATAAACGTAAACACTGCGGCGATATCGCCTACAGGGTTGTTAACGTCTAAAGCTCCAACTAGTTTAGCGTGAGTAGCTACCGCATCTCTGAATCCAGATGCATCGTATCGGGCAGACAGTTTATCTATTTCTTCGTAGCGTTTAGTAGGCATAGTCACAGAAGGCATTTCGCCGACAGGTTGTATCCTAACTAATTTGCCAGTGATATCTGTGTTGTAGTCTTCAAAAACAGACTGGTACTGCTCAGGGTTTTGTCTCAATGCTTCATAAGCTCCATTACCCGCGATACCGTTGTAATAATTACGGAATCGTTTATCGTCTTCCGTCAACCCTGCCGTAAGAGCGTCCCTATTATTTTTAACAGTGTCCTGATTAAATTTACTAACAGATAAGTCGTAGTTACGTTGAGATAATCCGTAGTTACGTTGGTTTTGGGCTGTTACCACCCTGTTCTGGTTTAGCTGCTCAAGGTAGGCTGCTCGTGTCTGGCGTTGAGCGTCCGCCGCTTGATACACTGCGGTACGCATACCTTCAGCCGCCGCAAACTGTTGACGGTATCCAGCTTCTAATTTTGCAGACGGGTCGTATCGAGTTGTGTCTTCGCCACCAAGCCAAAACAGAGGTGATAGGAAAGCACGTCCGGTATCGGCTAACGTATCCGCAAACCTAAAACCGACACTGTTCCTAATCTCTTTGTATTTTTCCTCGGCATTAATCATCCGAGTTTTTGTGTCTTGATCCTTAGCGCCAGCTAAAAGCAAGGACGGAGTGACAAATTTATCACTGTCACCAACCCTCACAAGCCCTGAGTTTAAAGCGTCACGTTGTTGCGATTTGCTGGGTAAGTGCATACCCCCCTCGCTATTAGAATCAAACTCACGAGGGTACAGGCTGTCTAACACCTGCCCCTGTTTTGAGTCTTCAACATTGTAACCTTGTAAGGTTGGGTCGTTCTCGTCCAACCTGCCTATAGAATCAAAAAAGCCTGCCATAATATATTCCTAGTTACCCGAAGCTAAAGCCAGTGCTTTTGCCGGAAGATGATCCAGATGATTCACTTAGCACCGTCGGCCCACCAATAATACTGTTATAGAACTCAGTACCTGCGAACGGGTTCATAGCGTTAGCGAAGTTGTTATCTAAACCCTCTTGCTCATAACCTCTACTGTACTCGCCAGCTCCTACTTGATTGCCAAAACCACTAGCAGCCAGATTACCACCCGACACCATGTTGTTAACGCCAGCGGTTCCAAGTTGTGAGCTAAGAGTAGCTCCAAACTGTTGGTTTTGCTGATTTTGGTTAAAAGAGTTTGTGCCTGCGTTTAAACCCGCGCCGTACATCTGATTAAACGCGCCTGAGTTAGCTAGGTTTGTTTGCTGATTAAATCCTGCGTTTTGGGAAGCCCTACCAGACTCAATGTTTAAAGCGTTGTTGTACGCTTGCCCACGCATATTAGCAGCGATATCGCCAGCTCTATCTTGAGCACCACGTACAGCCACGCCCGCCATTATACCAGCTCTGCTAGACCCACTGTTACCTGTCCCTGCTGCGGATGACTGAATACCCGTTAAAGTCTGTTCGTTTAAAACACGTCCAACATCACGAGTCGACGCATCTATCTGACCTTGGAGAACATCGTTGTTAATATATCTATCTAGGTTGCTTTGGTCAAAACCTTGATTAACAGCCGCAGTAGACTGAGCAGCATCTCCGGCAACGTTTCTACCACCCGCCATAGAAGCACCAATACCAGCGCCGGTGTTGTTCGTGTTGGTGGCGTTGTTGGCAAAGCCCATAGCGTTGCCGTATTGAGAGGTCATACCTTGACCTTGAGACAGTAACGAGTTACCTGCCGATACTTGAGAACCCCCTAACGCCGCTTGGTTATTAACCCCCGCGTCAATGTTGCTGTTTAGGCCAGCCACTTGAGCGTCCGGAAGACCCGCCTTAGTCAACCCCGCCGCCGTAGAGCGCACATCGTTTAAATATGTTTTCTGGTCGGGATCTACAAAAGTCCTAGCGCTTTGGTTGCTTTTCTGTTTACTACTACTGAATCCGAATGCCATAACTGTACCTATTGTTTAATTTCTTACTCGCCGTTAAATTTAAGTCTAACCCACGCACCGCTTTGGTTGTACAAATACAACCCCGCGCCGGAGTTAGGATTCCAGTTAGTTCCGTCTGCAAAACGGATATCGCCAACCTGTGGTTTTTCCGGTGCTTCGTGTATAACTGGTATATTTGTGTTCGCTTTTTGCTGAGTAAAAGTATTAGATATACGAGTAAGCTCTCTAAAAACCCAACTAACAATATTTGCTGTGGTTGTTGTGTTAACCGTTTGTGGTTTATAACTCATCGACTCGCCACCTCCCTGATATCTACATCTAACCCTGTTAAATTCCAAAAATCAGCAGAGTTAGAACTATCAACTCTAAAAGCCAGATATCTTGCGGAAGCCCTAACGTCAATCTTGTAATCTGTCTCTATGTTAAAATCTCTAACTTCAATCCAATTTACAGGTGAGCTAGGCGTGTCAGATATACCAATTGATACTGTAACAGCTCCGGAGCCTTCCATCTGAGGCATAACGCCATTGATTTGTTTTATAGTGTTGTTGGATGTACCCATAACGGAGTCTAAATCTATTTTAGTAGACTCAATAAAACAAGATATCGGTAAGCCAGAAAAAGACCTACTTGTACCCATACGTAAGAGTTTGCTGTTGGTGTGGTCTACAGCAAACAAGGCTTTTTCTTTAGCCTCTTCTAACAATGAAGAGTTTGACCACCAATCCGTTGAGGTGTCCCACGTAAGTAAATCGCCGCTACCCCAGTTACCCTCTGTGGCACCAAGGCTCATAACATCCGCGTGAGCCATATCTCTTGCGTTGGGTATATCTGTAAAAGTAAAAGCGTCGTTGTCCCAGTTATATATTAAACATTTGTTTGGCGAGTGTTTGCCGTCAGATGCGTCTACATACGAGTATTTATCAGCATAGTTTATCCACACCTCGGATCTTTCCGGAACAGCCTCACAATACACAGATGTCGCATCTTCTAATGTCTTGTAAAAATAATCTTTAACTTTTAAATTAGCTAAACTTTTTTTACTATTACCGTCGTGAACATATATATCACTTGAACCAACGACAAGGTGCTTACCCTCAAAAACCGCACAAGCTCCTCGGTTAATAATACCTTGGTCAGAGAATATTTCTCTAAAAGAAAAAA